TAGTAAGAGAGACTAAACCCAGCAATGGGCAATGTTAACCTACCGTGCTAAATCAGCTCGTATGAGCTGTAAATGCCTAACGACTAAACTTCTGGGTAGCTGGTAAAAAGGTACCAGTTAGAACTAGATAAGAAAACCCTGGTAACAGGGAAGTAAAGCAGAGGGACCACAACCAAAATAGTGGCCTAAGAGATAGTCTAAACCCTTAGCTAAATTCACTTATTTAGTAGTATACTTAAAGTATAAGATACTAGGAGGTATACCACTAAATGTATAATAATACATGGTTCTTAAAAAGGATGAGGGAGTCTCATCCCAAAGATTATAATGAATATGTCCTTTGTTCTGACTATATTAATTCTCATACAAAGGTAACTCTATATCACAAAAAATGTAAATCTTACATTGAAATAACTCCAAATTCCTTTATATCTGGTAGAGGATGTAAAGAATGTCATAATCATGATAGAGACTGTAGCAATATGTTGTCCTTAGAAGAAGCTAACAGTAGACTTCCAAAGGGTGTATCTATTGTTCCTCCATACAAAGGTCTTATTCCTTTAAATACAATACATTGTAGTATCTGTGGAGAAACATATAAAGCATCTCCACATGATATTATTAGAAGAGGTGTGTGCTCTCGGTGTACTGGTAGGTATCATAGGAGTAGCTTAGACTTTGCAAAAGAAGTTTCTTATCTATCTAACAATGAATATTCTTTAGTTGGTCCCTATTTAGGAGCAAATGTAAAAACTAAAATTAAGCATCTAAAATGTGGAACCATCTATGAGGTGACCCCTCATAACTTCAAGCATGGTAAAAGGTGCCCTAATTGTATTTCATCCTCTGGAGAGCATGAAATAATGAAGATACTAGAAGATAGAAAATTATCCTATGAACATCCCAAGATTTTTACGGAATTGACAGATATAAAGCCTCTTCATTTTGACTTTTATGTTCCAGAATACAATCTACTAATTGAGTACCAAGGGGTACAACATTATATGCCAGTTGACCACTTTGGGGGAGTACAGGAGTATTCTAAGCAGAGATTACATGATGTGATGAAAAGAGAATACGCAATTGAACATGGATATAACTTCATAGCCATACCATACAAAAATAAAAGTTATACAGAAATAAGTGAATACATTGATAGTAAGCTAATAAATATTGGGAAACCGAGGGTATAAATTGCACTTTGCACAAAGTTCAGTCTATGCAATGGTTGGGATGAATCACTTAGTAGAATTAATTAAGCAAAGGAAGGATAGCCAGCTTTTTACCTCTAGTTTATCAACGTACACTAAGGTACCAGATAGTGAAAAGACTGACTTGCAAGAGGAATTATTCAATAGTTCCCTAATGTAAAAATAAAGTAAGTAGAAGGAAGGTACTGATACTTGGGAATTTTCAATCGTAATGTACAGGATACTTATATTGATACAACTGCGTACAATAATATTGTTAACAATTACCAGGAAAAGTTACAAAAATCGGTACAAAATGGTAAAGCTCAGTCCAATGACCTTATTGGAGTACTAGATATTGATGGGGGTAATCCAAAGTCTAAAAAGACGACAACTACCTTTCAGAATACAGTATTAGCTAAGAAGGCATCATTGCATGAATTTAGTCAAGCGTTGATTATTCAGGCAATTATTCGTACTAGATGTAATCAAGTACGTCCCTATTGTCATCCTGCGGGATACACTAGTCATGGAATTGGGTACCAGATTGTACGTCGTGATAAGGATACTATGACTAAGAGTGACTTAGATAAGGCACATAAGTATGAACAATTTTTGTACCATACTGGTGACCCGGATAATCCAAAGTTTAAGTATAATGGTAACCGGGACTTGTTCCCTGAGTTTATTAATAAGATGATTATTGACCGTTATGTATATGACCAACGTAATATTGAACGGATATACAAAAGCAGAACTAGTGACAAACTGGACCATTTTAATGCTGTTGATGCAGGAACGGTTGTCATTGATAACCGTCCACGTTCATTAGATGAACCTCGTAAGTTTGCTCAGTACATCAGAAGTAAACGAACAGCAACCTGGGATGAGAAGCATATGACTTTTATATCAGCAGATGCACAGACTGATGCTAATCTTCAAGGTTACGGATTTAGTCCCACTGAAGCTGCTAAGGAACACATTAATTACTTTATGCAAACGGAACAGTTTAATGCACGGTTCTTTAGTCAAGGTGGTATGACTAGGGGTATTTTAGTAGTTAATACAGGTACAGATGCCAATCAAAGCCAATACAGTTTGAACGCATTGCAACGTCAATGGTCTAGTCAGCTAGGTGGCCTTAACAATGCTTGGCGGATACCGGTTGCTGTGGCACAGGATGCAAAATTTGTAAATATGACCCAGAATAGTAAGGACATGGAATTTCATGAATGGTTGAACTTCTTGACTAACTTAATCACTGCTGACTTTACTATTAATCCAGCAGAAATTAATATGCCTAATAAGGGGGGTACTACCTCTCGGGGCAGCAATAGTATCAACGAAGGTTCTTCTATGAAGGAAACCATGCAAAACTCTCAGCAGAAAGGGCTAGAGCCTTTATTAAATGAATTAGAAGACATGGTAAATGATTATCTTATGCCTTACATTGATAAAGACTTTCTATTCAGATTTACTCTTGGTGACTCTAAGAGTGCCCTAGAAAAGCAAAAAGAAATTGAAGCTATGGGTAATAATGGATTAACCTTTGCTGAGGCGAGAAAAATGAATGGTAAAGGTTTACTAACTGGAGACTACAAATGGCTTAATGACGCCCCAATGAACGCTGTAGCCGTTCAATGGGCTAACCTACAGGCTAAGGATGACCCAGAATCTCAATATACCTTGCAACATTCAAAAGATAATACAAATTTTGATGGAACTAGTGGTATGTCTAAGCCTTCTAAGGATAAAGATAGCAAGGTAGAAACAGATAACCCAGATAATCCAGACAATCCAGACAATTCTGTTGATGAATCAAATCAATCGTCAGAGTAGTATGTTGTTATATTATAAGTGAAGTAAAAATTAGGCGGTGATATAGATGCAAGATAAATATGACATTTTTCTTCCTTTTGACAAGATTGTAGAATCAAAATCAAAGAATGAGAAGGGTGTGCATAATATCTTCGTATCAGGTTGGGCTAGTACTCCTGCTTGGGATTACCAAGGTGAATCTATTGACCCTTGTGGGTTAGACGCTAGTTACTTATTTAATCATGGTTTTGTTGATTATGAACATGACCAAGACCTTGTAATTGGAGTTCCAACGAGCAAATCCTATGTAGACCCTCAAAAAGGTTTATACTTAGAGGCTGAACTATTTGGTAATAGTCCTAAGGTAAAAGAAGTTATGCAACTAGCAGATAACCTGTCGAAGACTGAGTCTAAGCGTACGCTAGGATTCAGTATTGAAGGTATTGTTGATGAACGTGACGATGAAAATCCAGATATTGTAAGAAATATTAGAGTAGTAGGAGTGGCAGTAACTAAGAACCCTGCCAACCCAGAAGCAACTTGGGAAAACATTCAAAAGTCTATGGCTTTAGAGGCTGGATACTCTGTGGACCCTAAAACTAATACAGGGGGTGCAGCATTGCGTGTAGAAGACTTTTGTCACCATCTGCATGACTTATCTGAAGATATTAAAGACTACCAATCTAATGGTGGAAACTTTAAAGAGCTTATAGATTCTGTAGGAAAATCTTTAGACGAGTCTAAAGCTGATTCTCTAACCAAGACATTCTTTCTTCAGCTATGTACTGGTGTAGACAATGATACAGCAAGTGACTTAATTATGTCCAATGAAAATAGGAGTATTAGTAAGGAGGACAAAGAATAGTGGCAAGTTTAACAGATATTTTACACAAACTAGATAGTGGAAATGAGTGTCAAAATGGGACTCAATCCGCAGGAGATTTAAATTCACCAGACGTTCATGCTGGTTCAGATGTTAATCAGATTGGTGAAGGTGGTCAATCTATTAATGTACCTGGAAATACTGATGG